TGGACAGCACAAAATGCTCCTTCAAAACAAGCTGAAGCATATTATGATGTTTATTGGACTGCTGATAGAAAAGTATTAGACGAGTTATCAAAATATACTTGGGGATGTACTCATAACCGTCAGCCACCATCAACTTGGAAAAACTCACAACAAAATGCTAATTTGTATATGTTATTCGTGGCAAAAGAACCAGATACACAATTAAATTGTAATGCTGATGGAACTTTAAAAGGTAATAAAACTGCTGCTCGTTGGGAAAATGCTTATGTAAGTATAGGTATAGCAATTGGTTTAGTTATGAGAGCGGCGTCTAAATTAGGGTTTGCTACTGGTGGCAATAAAAGTCATAATGATATAAATGGTGATGATTTTTGGGAAAAGAAATTAGGCATATTAGATGAAGTTAATAGAGGTGAAAAACAAATAGCATATGGTATTGGTATTGGGTTTCCTAAAAAAGGAGTTGAACGGTGGGAATCAGACCAAACAGAATTGGCTATCGGTGCTGCTAATGGTAGTAATTTGAGTACAGATAAATTTAATTTGGACTATCATCCTAGAACAGGAAAAAAGTTTAGAAAAATTAAAATCGTAGATATTAAAACAACTAATAGAGCGCAAGACCCATATGGAGTTTGGCACGAAATACCAGACAGAGCAGATATTAAAATTAATACTATGAGAAAAAAGGATATTAAAACTATAGAAATTAAATGAGAATAATATGTTGTAAGTTTGGTGATAAGTTTACTAATTGGCACGTTAGAAATTTGAAACATATGATAGACACTTATTCAGGTCTAAAGTATGATGAGTTTGTTGTTGTATCATCCGATTTATATGGCAACTGGTATAACAAACTTCAAATGTATGATATCTATAGAGATGGAGAAAACTTATACTTTGATTTAGATGTGATTATCTATGATAAACTACCAAACTTAATTAGAAAAGATTTTACATTGTTAGATGATACTTGGTGGAGAGAACCTGCTCATACACCATTAAACTCTTCTGTTGTATCTTGGACTGGTGATATATCACATATATGGAAAAAGTTTAAAGAAAATGATAAGTATTATCTAAACAAATATAATAAAGGTAGTGATGAGTTTTATTATAAACAAATAGATTATAAAACATATGATAAAGTTTGTCCAAAATTTAAAGAAACTAAAGATGAAAATTATAGTATGTGTACACTTGGTCAATTACATCATATAATGGAGAAAGGTTGGACTGGTTGGTGGTCGCCTTATTTTATATCGTGAGAATAATATGTTATTTGCAGACAATATAGATAGAAAACTTTTACCTAAAAATATACTTATATTAAATGCTCGTATAAAATGGGAAACTCTAGTAGAATTTTGTTTAAAGTATGACATTAATTTTAAGATGTTTGAACTAGCTAATAATAATCATTTTAATATAAGTCAAAAATTAAAACCATATACTACATTTCTTCCAAAAGAAAAATTATATGATCCGCAATATTATATAAACACTTTAGATTTTGAACCTGAATATATTATGAATTGTAGAGATGAAGAACCAATTACTACTGTAGAATATAAACTTTCTCTTTACTATAATACTAAAACACAATTTGATAAAAGAGCTTTAAAGCTTTTTACATCTAAAAAAGAACAAGACCGAGTATGTAAATTAATAGGTACACCTACTTTAGATGAAGGAAGTATTACAAGGAATGATAAAATTATAATAAAATTAGATTCAGGACAGTCAGGTGGTGGTACTGGTTATAAAGTTGCTGATAAAAGAAATTATATACCAAAGAAAAATGATTTTATACAAAGATATATTAATTATGATTATACACTCAACTCACACGCAATAGTTGATAATGATGGCGAGTATCATATATATCATCACGATATAGGTAAATTTGGAGATGGTCATATTGTAGGTAATAATATTGCATATCTATATCTATATCCATTTACAGAATTTCCAAAAGAAGAGATAGCTATAGTAGAAGAATTTTATAAAGGATTAAAAGAACATATAACAGTAAAAAATAGGATTTTCTATTCAGAATTTTGTAAAGAAAAAAATGGTAAACTATATTTTCAAGAACTTAATAGTAGACCTTCTGGTGAATTTGAAATAGGAACGTTTGATTGGAATATAGGTAAATTTAATACACTAGTAGATTACTTTACAAATAACGTACAAGAAGAAATAGAATACTATCAACAAACTGTAGAAATATATTTAGAAAGTATTAACAATAATTCACTATTTGGTTGGGGAGGACCAGATGGAATGAAAGGAACAACTATTCCATTTTCAAAAAAAATAAAGGTATTTAATACAAAATGAGTTACTTATTTGACACAATAGCTAGATATGGCGACATTATTCCTTTAAAATATAAATTAGATTATAAAAAATTTGAAGAAGGTTTAGAATTATTTGGTGATAAATGGGTTCAATATAATCCTAGAAAAAAGATTCCTAGGTATGGTTTAAGTATTACTAGTTTGGATGGTGGGTTTTCTGGCAGACCAGATTTGGATTCATTAAAGGAATATAATATAGAACATAATTTAAATCTTGATGAACCAGATTTTAAAACTCTAACACCCATTTGGCCTTATGTTGAATCAGTATTATCAAAATTTAAAAATCATTTAGGAAGAACTCATATTATTAAGATGTCGGCGGGTGGACAATTTCCATCTCATAGAGACCATTATGATAGAGAATTACCAACGTGTAGGTTGTTTATACCAATCTATAATTGCAATCCACCATTTAATTATTTTATTTTAGATGATAACCTTTTGCGTTTTGACCACGGAAGATTATATTTTTTAAATACTTGTAAAGAACATATAGTATTTACAAGTGGTCGTGGTGGGAATCAACAATCAATGTTTATAGTAGCAAATCTTATATTAACGAAAGAATCTGTAGATTTAGTATTACATAATATGAGGAGTAGTTAATAGTTATGAATGATGATGACAAAGCGTTATTACGCTTAAATACAATGTCTGATTGGATAGAGTTTCCAGGTTTTAAAAAAGACAAATTATTAGAAGAATTAAAACCTTTTGATAAAGATTGGAAAAAATATAATCCAAAAAAACCAAACAATCGCTGGGGATTAAGTGTAACTAGTATTGACGGTGGTCTTCACGGCATACCTGATTTAACAAGTTTAAGAGATTACAAAATTCAAACTGGACAAGATATACATAACCACGATATAGTTGTTCCAACAGATGTTTGGAAACAATGTCCCACATTACAAACAATTTTAGAACCTTGGGCAAAATGGTTAGGTCGTTGTCATTTTTTAAGAATGGATAGAGGCAGTTTCTTTCCAGAACATTTTGATATTAATAAAGAAGATTATAGTTATGATGAAATTAGATTAGTTGGTTTTGTTAAATGCAATGAATATGATTTTAAATGGATATATGATGATAAAGTTATTAAAGGCAATAGTGGTTCTCTTTGGTATTTTAATGGCAATAAAAGACATAGTGTTTTTTCTTTTAAAGATGGAATAATTTTATTAGTTATGTGTTTAAAATTTGATAAAGAGTTGTTTCAGTTTATGTTGGATTATGGTAAGGTAAAATAATGCTTTCTTTATTATGGTGTTTGATTGGAATATTAACAGGTGTTGTCTTCGGAATTATACCTGGTGCAGGACCTTTTTTAGCAGTTGCAACAATCTATCCTTTACTATTTCTTTTAGACCCTTTTAATATATTACTATTTTATATTTCACTTCTTCTTACAACGAATTATACAAATTCAGTTACAAGTATTCTTTATGGAATACCAGGTGACGCTGCCGCTGTAACTACTGCTAGACACGGACATAATCTATTCTTAAAGGGAGAAGGACATCTTGCAGTAAGTACCAATGCTATTTCAAGTACATTAGGTTCTATATTTGCAATAGGTTTATTCTTAATATTTCTACCTAGTATCTATAGTATATTTCAATTTTATAATAGTACTATACAATTATCTATTGTTTGTTTAGCAGTTTTATTATTAACTCTATTATCAAAACAAAAGATGTGGAAGACTATACTTCTATTTGTATTTGGTGGCATATTAGCAAAGATAGGATTTGATAATACGACATATGAAACTTGGGGAACATTTGGTATTGATTATCTAACGTTAGGTATTCCTTTTAGTGCTGTAATGATAGGGTTGTATATTGTACCTGAAATATTAAAGTTTAGAGATTTAAAGATATCTAAACAAAAACCAATTAGAAAATTTGGTATAGCAAAGAGTACATTACCTTCAACAGGAGTAGGAAGTTTTGTTGGATTTTGGTGTGGTCTTGTTCCAGGAGTAACTAATATTTTAGGAAGTTATTTAAGTGCTAATTTAGTTAAAACAGATATAAAGAAAATAGCGGCTGCCGAATCAGCGAACAATAGTGGTGCGTTAAGTTCTTTGATACCTTTAATAGTACTTGGTATACCTATTGTTGGTAGTGAAGTATTAATTTACTATTTAATACTAGCACAAGGATTTGTTTTTAACGTAGATAATCTATCTATCTTTACTAATATATTCTATTACATACCAATCATATTAGCTATATGTTTATTCTTATCTTGGAAGTGTTTTAATTTATTAGGTATGTTAGCATATCACTTGAAGAAACATAAAAATGTATTGACTTATTTTATTTTACTTTTTATTTCTTTAATGAGTATTTACATATATCCAGTAAGAGAGTGGTTATTAATAACATTAATTGTATTAAGTATAATAGGTTATTATTTAAAGAGAGTAGATACTTTTCCAATACTATATGGATTTTTCTTAACAGATTTGTTTTGGGATAACTTAATGAGAGTAATGGTAATATACGGATGAAAAATTTAATACTAGGATATAAGAGAGGTTGGAATAAATGGGAATGCCTTCAAAAAGCATTGGAAAATTGTGATGTAGTTACTGAAGACTTTGATAAGATTAAAGGACCTTATGATAGAATTTATACGGTTGCAGAAAGTCTATTACCTATACAAGCAAAATTAGAGAAAGAGTGGGGACTAAACAATGTGTCAGAAAAAGCGGCAGATATTTTATCTGATAAGAAAAAGATGGATGATTTTTGTATTACTATTGGTCTTCAAAGTTTAATACCATATAGTGTCATACCTACAAGTCCAAAAGATTTAAATTATTGGGAAGATAAACCTTTTATAATAAAACCTATTATTGGTTCAGGTGCTAAACCTGGAGGATTAAATTATACTTATTTTAAAAATAAGAAAGAGTTTTTAGATTTAAATGATAGTTCGTTATATAAAAGTTGGGAAGACCCAGCATTTAATAATCGTCTTAATCATTATATGGTACAAGATAAACTTCCAGATGAAGCAGAATTGTGGGGTTCTTATTATTATGTTAATGAAAGTGGAGTTTTAAAAAATCTATTATGGGTAAGAGGAAAATGTAGAGAAGGTAGAAATGTTGAATTTATGAGTTTTGATAAGAAAGATGTACCTAAAGATATAGTATATCAATCTAATAATTTTTTTGAAAGATTAGTAGCTACTTTACGTTTAAAAAATATGTTCTTTTCTGGACCTGATTTTTATAAATGGAAAGATAATATTAAGATGATAGATTGCAATTCAAGAATTGGTCAAGGTTTACAACAAATGGATGATGTACATAACAATACAATAGTACCAAAAATTTTACAAAATAAAACGTTCTCTTATGATAAACAAATTTATTGGGTTCTGTCTAATTTAAAACCAGGTAAAATAGAATCTGTAAAAGATGTATCTCACTTAAAAGAATATTGGTGTCAGACTAATAATGATAAATTAAGACCTGGAGAAACAATACCAAAGTCTTTACATCTTACTTCCGAAAAAGTTCCTAGAATAGCTTTCTTAATAACAGGTACTAACGAGTCTGATATGCTAAAAACATACCAGACTGTTAATTCTAAACTACAGGATTGTATTACTTATTCAACTCAATAGCAGCGTTAACTTTATAAACTAAAGATTCCGCATTTTCATTATCTAAAACATACGTAGTAGGTACTGCTGATAACCACGCTTCTGTTATTGATAATTCTTTTACTATATTTCTATATTCTTCAAGAGCACCATTTGAAGCATTAACTGATAATATTACATCAACAAACGCAAAGTCTAAATCACCATTAGCACTAAAGGCAATACATTTACCATCTGCCTCTACTTTAGCTTGTTTAGTTTGAATTGTAAAAATTGTATCAGCGTCTTTACCTAGATAACCTCTAGTAGTAGCACCACTACCGTCATATGGAACAATTTCAAAAGTTATATTATTTGCTGTACCATAGTTATCAAGAAATTTTTTAACAACTGGAGAATCACCCCACGTTGCTATCTTAATTGTTTGACCAGACATTTCACTAACAGACGAGTAAGTTCTACTACAAAGTATAGTTTCGTATGCTGTAACAGCAACGATTGTATCTTTGTTTATTTCAACTGTTGGTAATGTTTCATCTCCTGGCCATTCTGTACTCCACATAGTAAGAACATTTTTCTTGTTAAAATGTTTCTCCGCTATTACTGGATTATTTGCTTGTACAAAAGTGTGATTAATTTTGTCGCCAATCATTGTGAGTACGGTTCTAAATGCACCATCATTTGATCCTGCATTTACGATAGTTGTTGTTGATCCAGCGAATGCTGAGATTGGCAATAATAACAACATCACCGCTATTAATAGTTTTTTCATAAATTATTCAATCCTTTAATTAATTTAGTATTCTAAATATATCATTATTTAGTGGTTTTGTCAATGTTGCCTGCTTACAACTTATATAAATAGTATTATGAATAAATTAAATGGAGATGTTGTATGATAACAATTGACGGAAAAGAATATGATGAACAGAAGTTTAGTCCTGAATTACAAAATTACATAGCAGTAAGACAAGAAATTCAAGTAAGCAAGACTAGACATTTGATTGAAATTGAAAAGATAGATGTTTTAACTAAGCATTATAACGATAAAATAGTCAAATTGATTAAAAAAGAAGTACCAGAATCCGAGAAAAAATAAATGGCAGCAATAGCTAACTTAACCATAGACCAAGGAACAACCTTTAATTCAGACGTAACTGTAAAGGATGCCAATGGACAACCGTTTAACCTAACTGGTTATACAGCGGCGGCGAAGATGGCCAAAGGATTTGCTTCCACAAGAACACGAATTAATATGACTACTTCAATAGCGACAGACGCCGCTACTGGTGTAGTTACTCTCTCATTAACAGCAACCGAATCAAGTGCTTTGGATGCTGAGAGATATGTATATGACCTTGAAATAACTTCGGATGTTGGTGCTGTAACTAGAGTTATTGAAGGATTAATTACAGTCCGACCTCAAGTTACTACTTAATCAAACTACTTTCAGTTATAAATATAAGATAAAAGGGAGAGAGAATGCCTGATATAACAGCAAAAATAAATGTAAATACACAATCTGGTCCACAAAAAGTTTCTGTGACCTTGCCGTCTAGTAAGGCACTTCAAAATTCTGCCCTTAAATTAGCTCTTCTTGGTGATGTTGATACTACCAATTTAGATGATGGTTCTATGATACAATATAGAGCAAGTGATGGCAAATTTGTAACTAGAACAGAAATAGTGACCACAACAGGTACACTATTATTTAATTGTGGGAGTTTCTAATAAATGGCAACAGTAATACAGATAAAAAGAAGTTCAGCAACATCAGCACCAGCAACATTAAAATTAGGTGAATTAGCTTATACTTACGGAACAGGTGCTCAAGCAAACCTAGGAGATAGAATCTTTATAGGGGAAGGTGGAGTTGACGGTAACGGTGACGCAAATAACATTTCAGTTATTGGTGGTCAATATTTTATGGATATGTTGGATCACGTTGCTGGAACATTAACAGCAAGTGGTGCTGTACTAGTAGATACAAATAAAGCAGTAGACGAATTCATTGTAGGTAATAATGCAAGTGCAGGTGGACAAGTAAAATTTAATGAAGCAACAAATAACGGTTCATCATTTATTGGTCTTAAAGCACCTAATCAAGTAACTACAACAACAACATTTACATTACCAGACGGAGATGGTTCTGCTGGTCAGTTTTTAAAAACAGACGGTGGTGGAAATTTAGATTTCGCAACTGTTAATCAATTTATAGATTTAGCAGGTGATACAGGAACAGACCAATACAATACAGCTGAAACATTAACTTTCGCTGGTGGCGCAGGTATGGATACAGTTGTTACCGATAACAATGTAGAAATTCAAGCAAACACATTAACAGATTCAAACTTATCAGGTAGTGCAGGAATATCAAATGCTAATATAGCAAATCCTCAAACAACAATAGGTAGTTCAGTATTAACTTTAGGTGCAACTGAAACTGATATTGCAGGATTAACTTCTTTAGTTATTGATGACATTACAATTGACGGTCAATCAGTTACAACAACAGCGGCAAATAAAAATATTAATTTAACACCACACGGAACAGGTACAGTTATCTTACCAAGTGGTTATGAAGATAGAGCAGGATTTCAAAATCAATCAGTTGCAAACAAAGCATACGTTGACCAAGTTGCTCAAGGTTTAGATACTAAACCTTCTTGTAGATTAGGTACAACTGTTAATTTAGCAGCAACTTATTCAAATGGAACTGCTGGTGTCGGTGCAACTTTAACAGCAAGTTCTAACGGTGCATTATCACTTGATGGATCAACACCAAGTGTTGCAGATAGAATTTTAGTTAAAAATCAAACAGACGCTTCACAAAACGGTATTTACACAGTTACAACTGTTGGTGCAGGTGGAACTCCTTTTGTATTAACAAGAGCAACTCCAGAAGACCAACCATCTGAATTAAGTGGTGGTGCTTTCGTATTCGTTGAAGAAGGAAGTTTAAATGCAAATAACGGTTATGTATTTACACACACAGGTGCTCCAACATTTGGAACAACTGATTTAGATGTAGCACAATTTTCTGGTGCAGGTCAAATTACTGCAGGTGCAGGTTTGACTAAAGACGGTAATACAATAGACACAAATCCTGACAACAGTTCAGTTGAAGTTAGTGGAGACCAATTAAGAGTTAAAGCATTAGGAATTACAAGTGCTATGTTAGCAGGTTCAATTGCAAGTGATAAACTTCTTGAACCTTTATATTTTAAAGATGAAACATCAACACAAGGACAAGTTAGAGTTGGTGGAACTTTAGAATTTTTAGCAGGTGAAGGAATTAATACAATTGCAACTGGCAATCAATTACAAATTGTCGGTGAATTAGCAAGTACATCAAACATTGGTGTTGCTTCTTTTACTGCTGATAACTTTACAGTTACCTCTGGTGAAGTTGAAGTTACTACTGTTGACGGAGGAACTTTCTAATGTTTGGTTGGATCAAAAGATTAATTAATAAAACAGTTAGTTCTTACGACCCAGTTAAACCGAAAAAAGAAGTTATATCATTAAAAGAATTAAAAAATAAAACTAAAAAACAATTAGAGTCTATTGGTAGAAGAATGGGAATTGAATTAGATAGAAGATTATCAAAATCAAAATTAATAAACAAAATTAAATTTAGAGCTAAATTAAAAAGAAAATAATGGCACATAAAACAAAAATCAAACCATATCGTTCAGAAGTAGCAACTCGTATTCCATCAGCAGGTAGTATGGATATCGGTGAGTTGGCTATGAACATTCAAGATGGTAAATTTTATACAAAAACATCTATTGGACAAATTAAAGAGTTAGGTGGTGCAGGATCAATTACTTTGCAAGACGTAACTGCTAACGGCGCTATTACAGATAGAACAATTACTATGAACGGTGCAAATTTTATTTTTGAAGGAAATTTAGAAGACGCTTTTGAAACTACTTTAACAATAGATGAACCAACAGCAGACAATGCATTAAAATTACCTAATGCTTCAGGTACTCTTGGTACGCAAGATGACGCATTAGCATATTCTGTAGTATTTGGTTCGTAGGATAAATTATGGCAAGTATATTTAAGAATTCAGGAATAACAGTTCCAGTAATAGACGATTCATCTGGCAATATGTATCAAGCGTCTAATACTGAAAAAGCGGTAATTCACGCATTGTTTATTTCAAATAGAAGTGAGTATAGTATAGCAAGAGTTAATATAAAAGTAACCGTAGATGGTGCGAAAAATACAAATACTAATCCAACTACATTTAGATTTGTAGCTAAAAATTTAGAAATACCTGTAGGTAATACATTGACAATTGATAAACCAATAAATTTAGAAAACAATGATATATTAAGAGTAACTGCTGAACCTTCTCCTGATTCAACTTCTGTTGATGTGGAAGCGTTTGCAAGTATTTTGGCAATGACAGAATAGAAAAAATGAGAAAAATAAATATTACAAATAGAGAAAACTAATGTCATATACAGTACCAGGTAATACTGGAATAAAATATTTAAAACAATTCAATGGGTTAAGACGTACAAAAGAAGGTATGTTATACCTAACTAATGTAAATCCTAACTCTAGCAATGACGCAATTCAAGTATCAAACTACTATGAAGATGGTAAATCAGATGCTGTTGGAAGAGACCAAACAGATTACGTTGAAGAAAGATTAGAAATGATTGATGTTCAATATTTCACAGGCGATGGTTCAACAAAGGCATTTACTTTAAGTTCTCCAGTACTAAATGAAACAAGATTAGCAGTATTTTTAGATGGAGTTAGACAGGCAGGATATACTAATTATACACTATCAGGAAGTACGTTAAATTTCGTACTAATTCCTAGTGCTAGTGCTAGTATTGTGGTAGGTATAATAGACAGAAGATATTTTAATAATGATAGTGATAAGTACCAACAAATTGTTTTTTCAGACGATACTACAACTAGTTTTCTTATAAATAGTACAGACGGAGAGTTAGTTAAAAGAAGTAAAAAAGGAGTTACAAGGTCAGCAGAAGCAAGTGATGACTTTGATACTTTTGAAAGCACAACGGCAAGTGTAGCTACAACAACATACCAAAGTGCTGTTTAAAATGTATAAATATTAGGGAAAAAGAGAGAAAATGGCAGATTTCAAACTAGGACGAATAAAATTTAAATGGAGAGGTGATTGGGCGGCAAGTACTTCTTATGTACTTGATGATATAGCAAAATATGGTGGTAATACTTATGTGTGTATTAAAAACCACGTATCACCAGCAAGTGAAACAGATTTTTATACAAGTCCTGGAACATTTACAGAATATTGGCAAGTACACGGCGAATCAATTTATTTCAAAGGTGCTTATGCCAACGCAACTTGGTACAAATTAAACGACCTAGTTACTTATGGTGGTAAACAGTACCGTTGTACAACAGCTCATACATCAGCAAGTTTAGTTTTAGACTCTTCAAAATTTGAACAATTTGTAGACAGTATTACTTTTAGAGGTGATTACGCTTCTTCAACTCAATACAGATTAAATGATATAGTTAAATATGGTGGAAGACAATATAGAGTTACAACTGAATATACTTCAGCGGCTGGTGGCGATCCAAATATAGACTTAACAAAATTTACTTTATTTAGTGAAGGTTTAGCATTTAAAGGCGACTTCACAGTTTCAACATTTTACAAATTAGATGACGTTGTAAAATATGGTTCATACCAATATAGATGTACAACTGCTCACACTTCAGGTGCTAATTTATCAGATTTTGCTCAAGCAAACTTTTCTGTTTATTCAGAAGGTTTACAATTTGAAGATTCCTATAATGCTTCAACTCTTTATTCAAAAGGAGATGTAGTAACTTATGGTGGGTATTCTTATGTTTATATTAATGCAGAAGAATCTACAGGACAAACTCCTGCTGATAATTCTTATTGGGATGTAGTAACTACAGGTTTCAATGCGACTGGACTTTATGTCCACGGAACACTATACAAAACTGGAGATACAGTTCAGTATGGTGGAAATTCTTACGTCTGTATATTAGACGCACAAAATCAAAGACCTTCAAACGCAAACGGTACAGTTAATTCAACTTATTGGAAAGGTGTTGTAGAAGGATTTAAATGGCAAGGTAACTATAGTGCTGTTACAACATACACTATTGGCGATACAGTAAGATTTGCTTCAAACTCTTATGTTAATTTAAAAGACCAAGTTCTAAACGTAGAACCAGGTTCAGATTCAACTACTTGGCAAGCAATTGCTCAAGGAGATACTGCCGCTGTAATGACATCAATCGGCGATATGATTGTTCAGGATGCTGGTGGTGTTGCAAGATTACCATTAGGTCTTCCAGGCGGTGTATTAACTAACGATGGAGATGATATTTTATGGAGTGGAATTTCAGGTAAAAACGTTTTATGGGTTGCTCCAAAAGGAACAGACGGAGGTCCAGGAACAGAATCATTACCTTACAAAACATTAGCATATGCTTGTAAACACGCAAAATCAAATTCAATTAGAGAATATCAAAATGTAACTGGTGGTACAGGTGGAACACAAAGTGTTTATAATGAAGTTCAAGGTTATGCTTCAAAAGAATTAACAGTTACAGCAACACCAAGTACAACACAAATTGAAATTCAATTAACTACTTCAGCATACGCACACACTTATGTTAGTGGTGGTACAGTTAGAAAAGCAGACGATACTACATTAGCAATATCATCTAGTTCTTTTAATCATAGTACAGGAATTGTAACAATTACAACTCCAACACACGGATTATCAGTAGGTAATAAAATTAGAGTATGGGGTTTAAATTATACTTGCAAACAAGGTGAAACTACAATTGGAAAAGTTTATCCAGAAACAGGAAGTCCTTCTCTTTATAGAGTTGATACAACTGGCGGTGGATTAAAAATAGAAATTATTAATGGCGGTGCTTACCATAACGTAGGTGATAAAATTAGAATTGATGGTGCAGATATCGGTGGTGCAGTTGCCTTAAATTTTGATGTTAAGAGTGTTGCAGGAGATATAATCAGACTTAAAAACGGTACTTTCAAAGAACAATTACCAATGGTAGTAAAAGAAAATGTTTCTGTTGTTGGTGAATCTTTAAGAAATACAATAGTAAGTCCAGCAGCTGGAACTGGTACTCAAATTAAAACAATAAAATTAACTGGTAACGTAACTGGTGCTGTAAATGGAATATACAAATATTTACATCCACAAAAAACAGAAAAATCTTATTCAGTTAAAACTGCTGCTAACGCAACTACTATTACAATTGAAGTTGGAACAGACGCTAGAGCTCACACATATGTTGATGGTGGAACAGTTACAAGAGCCGACTATACTTCTTTAGATGTAACTAACGCTGTTTATAATAATGGCACAGGAATTATTACAATAACAACTTCATCAGCACATAGTTTAAGTGCAGGTGATGTTATTAAAGTAGCAGGTTTAAAATACCATTGTAAAGATGGTGAAAAAGTTTATCCAAAAGTTGGAAATGGTTCAGTATGGAGTATAACGATAGCTGGTGGCGTTGCAACGCAAATTGTAACATATCACGGTGGTTCAGGATATCACGTTGGTGATGTAATCACAATCGGACAAGACCAAATTGGTGGTTCAGGTGGTAACCTAACACTAACAGTTGCTTCTTTAGAAAACAACAATGCTTGTAACTTCTTCTTATTAAATGATAAGAATAATATAAGAAATATGACCTTTACAGGTCTTAATGGACAAAAACGTTCTGGAGGTTTATATCCAGTAACAGTAGGTTCAACAACTTCATTACAGTTTGATTTAGGAACATCAGCGTATGTTCACAATTATATTAGTGGTGGAAGTGTAACTTCTGATATGAAAAAATTTACAGTTGGTACTGTTCCAGATTCTACTTCATTTACAATTAGTTTAGATACTTCCGCTGTAAGTCATACTTACTTGGATGGTGGTACAATTAGAAAATCAGATTTATCAGAATTAACAGTTACAAATGCTCCTTTTGTTCACGGTACTGGAGTTATTACAATAACAACTTCAGGTGCTCACGGATTATCAGTAAGTGATGTTGTTCAAGTAAAAGGTTTAAGATATTCTTGTAATATGGGAGTGAAAACTTATCCAGAAAATTACGAACAATATTCAATAGCGGCTATTGATTATGCTTATGCTACTGGTGTTTTAACAGTTGATACAACTACACCTCACGGTTTACTTACTGGTGATTATGCAACTGTTGGAAAAATGAAATTTACTTGCGATTTAGGCGAAAAAATATATCCAAGTGGTCCAATACAACAAGCAGTTATGTCTTTAGACCCTAATGGTAATATTTTAATTAAATCACCATATATGCAAAACTGTACATCTGTTAATGCAGGTGCTTGCGGAATGCAAGTGGACGGTAATCTTCACAAAAATACTTATCCAAGAAGTTATAAATCAATGTTAGGTAATGACTTTACACAAATCAATGATGATGGTATTGGTATTCACATCCTAGGAAAAGGACGTGTTGAAGCAGTATCAGTATTCATATACTATTGTGAAAAAGCTATTTACGCTGAATCAGGCGGATTTATTCGTGCCTTAAACTGTTCTCACTCTTATGGAGAAAAAGCGTGTGTTGCTTCTGGTACAGAAGAAGATGAGGTTCCAGTAAATGTTCAAACTAGAGGTTTGATGTTGATGTATAACCCATTAGCATTTGGTGGTACAGCAACAGCATCCGATATAGAAGATTCAATTGCAATACAAGGTCAAGGTGCTGCTACAATAACAGGTGGTACTTCAGGTGCGACTGCAACACTTTTCAGACATAACGTAGCATTAAATTACTTAAACATAGAAACTATTACAGGTAATTTCATACAAGGTGAAACAATTACAATTACAAAAGAAGATACATCAGCATTTACAGTTGATTTATCTGCTACATTTGGAGATAGTACAGGCGCTCAAGCAGGTCAAAGAGGACCTTTACTAGCAGTTAAATCAGGTACAACAGCATTAACAACAGCAAACATAATTAAATTAGCTGCTAATATTAAATTTGACCACGTTGCAAAATACTATAGAGTTGGTTTAGTATCAGAAGAAGATACAACTGGCGGAACTGCTGTAATCAGATTAACAGAAGATATTGGTTTAAGTAAAGCACAAAATGCTGGAGTTTCAACTAATATAACAGAAAAATATTCAAACATAAGAATGACAGGTCACGACTTCTTAAATATTGGTACAGGTGGTTTTGATACAACTAACTATCCAGCAACTCCTACACAACCTGCCGACCAAGCTGATGAAGTTACAGAAGAAAACGGCGGAAGAGTTTATTGGGTATCAACTGACCAAGATGGTGACTTTAGAGTTGGTGATTTATTCAAAATTGAACAAGCTACTGGTACTGCAACATTAAACGCAGACGCCTTTAACCTTTCAGGATTAAGTGAATTAAAACTTGGTTCTATCGGTGCAGAATTAGGTGCCGCTGTAAACGAATTTAGTACAGACCAAACTTTAGGTGGAAATTCTAATACTGCCGTACCAACAGAAAACGCTATATTAGGATATATGACAAGAGATAAAGCTGGAACTGGAATGTGGGTTCCTCCAACAGGAACATCAGCACAAAGACCAGTAACTCCATATGCAGGTGCAATAAGATATAATACATCTTTAATTGCTTGGGAAGGTTATAACGGTGCTTCTTGGACAGGTCTTGGAGGTGGAACTCCTTGGACTGCTGTTTCAGGTGACGGTTCAACAACAACAACTGCTTCAAGTGGACAAAGATTTTTAGTAAATACAAGTGCATTTGCACATACAATTAATTTACCTGGTTCTCCATTAACAGGAGATTCAGTTACAGTATTAGATGTAAATGGAACGTTCCAAAATAACCCATTAACAATTGGTAGAAACGGTAATGACATTATGAATATTGCAGAAGATATGACTGCCGAAGTTAATCACGCAGGATTCACTTTAGTTTATACTGGTGGTGCCAACGGTTGGAAATTAGTTGAGGTAGCGTAATAAATAAATATAGGTAACTTATGTCAAAACTTTCACAATTTAGTATAACAACAAAACAAAAAGATGAATTCTATGGATTTCATAGAGTTGGAACTGGGCAAACTATTAATAGAGAGATTAAAATACTTTCTGGTAATCAAAGTGTATATGAATTTAATTTAGGTACAGCATTTGATTCTAATACAGCAGTTTATTCAGGAAGTGTTTCTATAAATTCTGAAGATACAAATCCAAGAGAAATTAGATTTGGTAATAGTGGAGCTAAAATGTATACTGTTGGAAATAATGATAAACATATTGATGAATATGATTGCTCAACAGCATTTGATGTTACTACAGCAATTTGGAGAACACATTTTGATGTTAGTAATCAAGAAACAGATCCACAAGGATTAAATTTTAATGATGATGGAACTAAAATGTATGTAGTAGGGTCTGCTTCAGACGCTGCTAGTACTGCCAATGTTTATGAATATGCATTAAGTACTGCTTGGCAAGTTGAAACAGCAACTTATACAGATTTATTTGAATTAGCTGCTACAGATACAAGTCCACGTTCAATGAGATTTAATGCAGACGGAACATTAATGTTTATTTTAGGTGATGAAGGAAATGATGTTGGAGAATATGGGTTAAGTACAGCGTATGATATTTCTACAGCAACTTTTGTGGATGCATTTTCTTTCGCTACTGAAGATACTTCACCAATAGGATTTGGTTTCAATACTCTTGGAACTAAAATTTTTATTTGTGGTAGTGTTGGAAAAGATGTTATGGAATATCCATTAGTAACAGGTTTTGATATTTCAACTACACAAGCACTTACTGATACTTTTTCTTTTACTATAACTAATACACCTGGCGCTCCAATATTAAATCCAAGAGGATTAGAATTTAATACTACTGGAACAAAAATGTATATTATTGGGGATGCTGGTAAATATATTGTTGATGGTGGAGATGATGAATTACCTATTGACGAATATAATCCAAGAGATAGAAATACTATGAAATTTTATGAAGGTAATACTTACAAATTTGATGTATCAGACGCAAGTAATACTGGACACGAATTTAAATTTTCAACTACTTCTGATGGAACTTGGAGTGGTGGAACTGAATATTCAACAAATGTAACTACTTCTGGAACTCCTGGAAGTGGCGGTGCATACGTACAAATAGTTGTTCCAGCTAAAGCAGTAAGTACAGAAGCAGGAAGTGCTGTTGATAAATTATATTACTATAATGGTAAACATAGCAACACAGGTGGAGATATTTTCACTCCTGAATGGAAAGGTAACTTACAAATTACATATACTAATGGCGTAGATAACATAGATACTAGATTTAAAACTAAACATCAAGAAGATATATTTGAGGATAGTGTTCTATGGAAGTCTGGATTAGAATGGACTATAGTTAACGGTAACTTAACGGTAGGATTGTAGTATAAATATTTTAGAATTTTAATAAATTGAGGAATAAACTATTATAAATATAAATAAGGAACAAGAGAATTATGGCAACAATAAATTTAGGCAGAATTAAACCAGTATTCCAAGGTGCTTACAACGCCGCTACTGCTTATGTAGTAGATGACATTGTAACTTTCGGTGGAGAGAGTTTTATCAATATTTTAGCTTCAACTGGTAACGCAACATCAAACGCAACCTATTGGTCCAAAATCGCTAAAAAAGGTGATGATGTAACCCAATTAACTACACACGGAGATATGCTTTTCCGAGGTGCTAGTGCTGTAGAAAGATTACCTGCAGGAACAACTGGTAATGTTTTACAAACAAAAGGTGCAGGCGTTGACCCACAATGGGCAAACGCAACAGGAATTAACTGGGAAACTAAAACAGCTAACTTTAATGCTGTATCTGGCGGTGCATATATATGCAATACAGACGGCGGTGCTTTTGAAATGACTTTACCTGCTACTCCACAAGATAACGATTATGTTATGGTTTCAGACGCTATGGGTAAATTCGCAAGTAAAAACTTGAAAGTTATGAGAAACGGAAATAACATAGCGGGAAGTGCTACAGATTTAACAGTAGACGCTAATTACGCTAATTTCAGATTAACATTTAAAACAATTCCAGACGTGACTAGTTCATTTATTGGATGGTTGTTAACTTAATTTTAAAATGAAAGATATAAACAATATAAATAGTTTAATAAAAGATTTAAGGGAGAACATTTAATGAGTAATTATTCAACACTTTTAGGTGGCGGATCAGCAGCTGGGGCAATTGACCACAGAAAAGAAGCTTTGCCATTATTCGGATTTTGGGGAGATAACTCCGACCAAAATACACATATGACATATAGAGTTTTCGATTCTGGTTTCAAAGAAACTGGTTCACCTTGGGGTGCAATATCTAACTCAACTACTAACTACAGATTTGGTATTACTGGTGACGCTTCGTTTTCATATTCACACAATGACCACGGAACTCACGTTTCTCACCACGATTTAACATCACAAGGTTATTCATCTTGGACATATTGGAATAAATCATTATACCAATGTGACCAATATCCACACGCACAATTTTATACATCTTCAAGAGATGGAATGGTATCTTGGCATTCATTACACGAATATACTTCAAGTTTTGAATATCAAAACGGATGGTGTAAATTAAATATGGTTCTTCCTGAAGGTATTAGACCTAGACGTATGTTCTTAAACAGAAGATTTACAATGAGAGAACAGTATCCTGGTAACCACGCTTGTCCTAACGTAGATTACTATAACTATTCTTCTCACTTATTAAATACAGACCAAACATACGCAACTGGTACTGGATACAATGAGAAAAACAAAACACTAGTAATGATTCACTCTGGTGACGAAGGTGGAAATACTTCAAAAACTATTCACATCTTCAAAGGAACGAAGTGTTTAAATAAAATAGATAGAATTAAAGAATACTTTGACAATTTATCTTCAACAGAATACTTTACTGACACTTGGACTACACACAATAATAAAGATTGGTGCGTAGTTGTTGGTAATAACGATTTCGTTGGATTCGGTCAAAAGAATTCAAACAGTAAGAGATACGGTGTATTTGATTGTTCAGTAAAAGGAACAGGTGTTGCTATAACAGGTGCAAGTAGACAATGGGAAACTTGGCAAACATTCCAAGGATCAACAACAACGTCTTACGGCGCTTGGACTGGTCACCAATACTACACTAAATTTAATACTACTTGGGACGGTACTTGGGGAATGATTTATTCACCATATTACCACTATGGTCCTGGTATCAACGGATTCTGTATGAATTTAGAGAATCCTAAAAAATTCATAAGTGTTAACCAAACTAAATCATCAAGAAGTAACCCTTGGTTCTCTTGGGGACGTACAGGTTTCCACGGAGGTTGGTCAGATAACTGCGACGGTACTTCACATAGAACGTATGCATTCTGTTTTGATCCAACTGATTCAGATGAAACTACAACTACTAGAGTATATCAAGGTGGAGATTCTGGAGATACTATTTGTCCGAACAACAACAACCTTGTTGGATCAGACATAACTAACAAAACTGGAAATATCGGTTTAAGTTATTCAAGAACTTGGCTACACGGAGGTTTCCACTCAACTAACTATCCATTGTTAATGCAAATTGACTGGTGGGGAAATTATGGAAACAACGACTCTACTTACGGTGGTAAGTACGGTTCATAATATATAATTAAGGAGAATTAAAAAAATGGCAACATATTACTTTAACCTACACGACGGATCGCCTTGTACAGATAAGGCAGATGCTGGCGATGAAGCAGTATCAGCAGGAAGAGCAATCAAAAGAGATGATGTTCCTGATGGTGTTGAATCTTGGAGATTATCTTGGAACGGTTCAGCAGTAGTAGTCTACGCTGAAGGAAAAGATGACGCAGGTGCTGTAGCTCAAGCATTAAAAGACAACGAAGATGAAGCAGCTGCTAATTTAGTTAAAGAACAAGATATAATTAAAGCGCAAGTAGTTGAAGCGAAACAACGTAAAGAAGACGGTTTAGAAGTTTAATTAATTTTCCAGAAGATAGTAATATCTTCTAATATGCCCTGGTAATATTATGATAAGTATTATATTATGTATGATATCAAAGAACTAACAGCAGACATTCACCAAAACGCAGAAAGACAAGAGTTTGTCAAAACTCTTATGTCAGGTTCTATTGAACCTAATCTTTACGCAACCTATCTTTACAATCAATTACAATGTTATTCTGTACTAGAAAAGTACGGTATGGAAAATTCTTTATTTAGAACTACTCCAAACCTACCTAGAGGAGAACATATACATTATGATTATAAAGCATTATGGACAGGTGAAGGCAAACCAACTATAACTCAAAGTACAAAAGATTATGTTGCTCACATTGAATCAATCAAAGAAGACGCAGAAAAATTATACGCTCATATCTATGTTAGACATTTAGGAGATGTATCTGGTGGTCAAATGATAATGAGAAAAACACCAGGACCTAATCGTTATTACAAATTTAAACATAAAGAAATAAAAGATTATAAACGAATAGTAAGAGAAATGATAAACAGCTATTTAAATGTTTATCAACTTAATATTTTAAATGAGTGCAAATTTTGTTTTGCAAGTGCTACAGCATTGTTTAAAGAAATGAACGATATGGATTATTCAAAACCTTTAATATTAACCAACGAAGTATTTGATGAAGATAATAAAGATACAGAAAATGATCCTTTCAAAGGTACTAGTATTGAAGGTAAAGATTAATGGTTTGGGAAAGATTAATCAAACTTGAAAAAGATATAATCGCTATACTTGATAGACGTTGTAAAGAATACAACGAAGACGGTATGGATAGATTTAACAATGATACTTGGGTTAACCGTACTTGGTCTAATATGAGTGTAAGACGTGCTCACGTAGATGTAGTGGACGCCAGAGAAACAAAAGGTCTTTGGATGGCACATATATGTTTATTTCCAAATTTAACAAATGGTGGTCCAATTTATGGATTTGATGTTATCGCAGGTAAGAAAAAAGTAACAGGTTGTTTTCACGATTTTAGTCCACTATTATTAAAAGACCATCCCTTAACAAAATACTTTATAGAAGAAACAAAATGGTATAAACCATCTAAAGAAAGAGAATTGCCAGATTGGGCAAAGGCTATCTTTAGTCCTGGTATGATTGCCGCTGGTAATATAACAGAAGAAAGAGAATTAGAACAAATTTGTACTCTTGCTACATCTAATTTAGAAAATTATCTTGACAAAATTGGTCATTATAATAGCGATTCAAAGGAAGAAGATGTAATAAGAGCACAAAATTTTTATTGTGAACACCAACAACAAAATCCCCACACCCCTAGAGTAATGAAGACTCTTGGATTGCCTGAAGATGATATAAGACTATTCTGTACTGATAATTTGTTTCCGAAGATATAATTGTTATTATAAATATACAATAAAGGAACCAGTATGGCAAAACCAGCAACCAGAGAACAGCTAAAACAGTACGCTTTAAGAGCATTAGGTAAACCAGTAATAGAAATTAACGTAGATGACGACCAGATGGAAGATAGACTGGACGAAGCACTACAATATTTTGCTCAATATCACTATGAAGGTGTTAAGAGAACTTACTTAAAATACAAATATACTCAAGCAGACAAAGATAGAATTACAGGTACAGGTATAACTGAAACTGCTACTAAAACTTATGGTGATTCAACTTCTGTATCATCACAATGGATAGAAGGTAATGACTATATCATAGTTCCTGAATCAGTTATATCAGTAGTTAATATATTTCCATTTTCAAATAAAGGTAATTTAAATTTATTTGATGTTAGATATCAATTAAGATTAAATGACCTATATGATTTTTCTTCAACTTCTGTTATTAACTATGATGTTGTATTAAGACATTTAGACTTTTTAGACCACGTATTAGTTGGTGAAAAACCAATGAGATTTAATCAACACGATAATAGATTGTATATAGATATGGATTGGAAAAATGATTTACAAGTAGATGAATTTCTTGTTATAGAGTGTTTTAGAAAATTAGATCCAGAACAATTTACAGATGTTTATGATGATTTATTTTTAAAGAAATATGTTGTTGCGTTATTTAAAAAACAATGGGGTGCTAATTTAAGTAAATTTAATGGTGTTGCAATGGTTGGTGGAGTTACATTAAATGGAGAAACAATTTACTCACAAGCATTAACAGATATAGAAAATTTGGAACAAAGAATCAGGTCACAATACGAATTGAACCCAACCTTTATGATAGGATAATGCTATGCCAGTTAATCATTACTTTCAAGGTGGACGAGGCATAGGCAATGCTGCCGAAAAAAGACTACACGAAGATTTAATTGTTGAAGGTCTTAAAATTTACGGTCAGGATGTCTTTTACTTACCACGAACATTAGTCAATAAAGATTTAATACTAGGAGAAGATGTAACTAGTAAGTTTGATGATTCATTTTCAATAGAAATGTATTTTGAAAACAATACAGGTTTTGCAGGTGAGCAAGAAATCATAAGTAAATTCGGATTAGAAATTAGAGATGACACAACACTTGTTGTTGCAAAAAGAGCTTTTGAAAATTTAGTTGCAAATAAAGCAAACTTAATTGCTGTAGGAAGACCAAATGAAGGTGATGTAATTTATGTTCCTTTAATGAGTTCTTTCTTTGAAATTTTATTTGTAGAAGACCAGGAACCTTTCTATCAATTAGGAAACTTACCAGTTTATAAATTGAAAGTAACTCGTTGGGAATATTCAAGTGAGAAACTTGATACAGGTCAAGAAGCAATTGACCAACACGAAGATACATTTACTTTAGACCAATTACAATATAGAGTATCATTAGAATATGGACAAGAAGTTATGACAGGTGCAGGTTCATTAACGTTAGAAGATTATTTTGACCATTCAACAGGTCAACCTGCATTTTTAATGAAAGAAGATTTTACAGAATCAAATATACAGACACAATCTCCATATGCAGATAATTTAGACTTGAATAAAGAAGCAGGTTATGATACAGTATCAACAGCGGATGATATACTAGACTTTACTGAAAGAAATCCGTTTGGGGAGATAGATGAATAATGTTTGGAACACACTTTTATAATCAAAGTTTAAGAAGACTAACTATTGCTTTCGGTCAAATTTTTAATAACATTGTAGTACAGACGAAATCAAGCACAGGCGCTGTTACTAAAAGAATGCGTGTGCCTTTGGCATATGCACCTAAAGAAAAGTTTATACAAAGATTAGAACAACAAGCAAATTTAGATAAGGGTAGAACCTTTGCAATTGTTTTACCTAGAATGGGATTTGAATTAAAAGGTTTAAAGTATGACGCTACTAGAAAATTAAATAAAATGCAGAAGACAGTTAGAGTTAGAGGTACTGATTCTACTGTACATAATTTTAATTATTCACCAGTACCTTATGATATAAGTTTTAATTTATATTCTTTTACTGCTACAGCAGAAAATGGACTACAGATAATTGAACAAATATTACCTTATTTTCAACCAGACCTTACAGTTACTATTAATGCAATACCAGAATTAAACATTAAAAGGGACGTACCTATTGTTTTAGATGATGTACAATATGAAGATTCATATGATGGTGATTTTAATAAGCGAAGAGCTGTTATATATACTTTATCGTTTACTGCTAAAACTTACTTATATGGACCTATGGCACAAAGTAAAGTTATTAGAAAGACTCAAGCAGATTTAGGAACATCTACGGATGCTCCTTTATCAAGAGAAGAAAGAATTATAGTAATACCAAATCCTGAAAGTGCAGACGCAGATGATGATTTTGGATTTACAACAAAGATTAGTTTCTTTGATGATACAAAGAAATATAATCCAACAACTGGAGATGATGAGTAATGAGCAAATTGGAAGAAAGTGTTAATGAGATATTAGGTTTAGAAGGTAAAAATAAAATTGAAGAAACACCTTTAGAACCACCTAAAGAATTTAAAGCACCAGTACAAAGAAAAAATGGTGAAGTTGCAATAAAAATAGATAAAGATATTAATACTGATTATGATTATAGTAGAGAAAATTATTATAATCTTATAGAAAAAGGTCAAGAAGCAATACAAGGTATTTTAGATATTGCAAAAGAAGGTCAACACCCTAGAGCATATGAAGTTGTTGGTCAACTAATAGGACAAGTTGCTACGTCTGTTGATAAATTACAAGACCTACAAAAGAAATTAAAAGATTTAAAAGAACTACCTGGTAAAACAAATGCTAATATTAAAAATGCTTTATTTGTAGGTTCAACAGCAGAATTACAAAAGATGTTGAATAAACAAAGTATGGAAACTAAAAAAGAAAAGAGAATTGAAAATGAAACTATTGACGGCAAATCAGAAAGTAAAGAATAAAAGACCTATCGCAATAAAAGACTTAAAATATATTAAGTCAATGACGCCACTAAAAGAATTATTAGATGGTGAGTCATTAAATTATCCAATAGAAGTAAAAGAGCATATAGTATCAGAAGTACCTAGATACGGTGTAATGGGCATACCCTATATAGAAAAAGAATATAGTGTGTGGAGAGGCAGTCAGCGAGTGCAGGCAGCTATCAAATTAGGTTATACACATATTGAAGGAGTGATAATAAATGAAAGAACATAAATTTCCATTAGAAAGTTTTATCGGTGGTTGGTATATGGATGAAAAAATTTGTGATGGTATCGTAGATATATTCAAAGAAAATCCACAAGAACAAAGACCAGGAGTTATAGGTGGACCTTTTAGTGTTAATAAGAAACATAAAGATTCAATAGATATTGGAGTTGATCCACATTGGAAAGAACCAAGATATTGGGCATATAAACAAGCATTAAAAGAGTGTTGTTCTTTATATGAAGAGAAATATCCTGAACTTGCTCATTTTAAACCTTGGGGTTTAGTTGAAGGAGTTAATATACAATATTATCCACCAGCAGGAGGTTATTTTGCTCCTCATTTTGAAAGAGGAAGTATCCACGAAAATCGTAATTTAGTTTTTATGACTTATTTAAATGATGTGCCTGAAGGTGGTACACATTTTAAATATCAAAAATTAACAACACCAGCTAAAAAAGGACTAACTTTAATTTGGCCTACTGACTTTACGCATACACATAGCGGTCAGATAACGAAAGAACACGAAAAATATATCATAACTGGTTGGTTCGGTTTTTTAAAGTAAAATAAGATAAATAGTATTATGAGTGTAACAGACGCATATTTAGGAAATCCTAATCTTAAAAAAGTAAATATACCAGTTGAATTTACTAAAGAACAAATTGTAGAATTTCAAAAATGTAAAGCAGACCCAATATATTTTATGGAGCAACATATGAAAATTGTTTCCCTAGATGAAGGACTTATACCTTTTAGACTATATAACTTCCAAAAAAAGATTGTAACTACAATAGATAAAGAAAGATTTACTATTTGCAAACTACCTAGACAGTCAGGTAAATCAACAACTACAATTGCATACTTATTACACTATGCAATATTTAATCCGAATTCAAACATAGCAATACTTGCTAATAAATCTTCTACTGCTAGAGATATATTAGGAAGACTACAACTTGCTTATGAAAACTTACCAAAGTATATACAACAAGGTGTTATCAATTGGAACAAAGGTAATATAGAATTAGAAAATAAATCAACTATTATAGCTGCTGCTACATCTTCAAGTGCAATAAGAGGTGGTACATATAATATAATATTTCTTGATGAGTTTGCTTTCGTACCTGCTAATATAGCAGAAATGTTTTTTAGTTCAGTTTATCCTACTATTACATCTGGTAAAACTTCAAAAGTTATTATCGTATCAACACCTCACGGAATGAATCAATTTTATAAATTATGGACAGACGCTGAAAATGGAAGAAATGATTATGTACCAATTGAAGTACATTGGTCAGAAGTTCCAGGTAGAGATGAAAAGTGGAAAGAAACAACAATACGTAATACATCAGCAGCACAATTCCAACAAGAGTTTGAGTGCGAATTTTTAGGTTCAGTAGATACGTTAATTTCACCAGTAAAAATTAAAGCAACACCTTATATGACACCATTAACTTCAAGTGGTGGATTAGATGTATTTGAAAAACGTATAAATGGTAGAAGTTATGTTTGTTGTGTTGATGTAGCAAGAGGTGTAGATAGAGATTATTCAGCATTTTTAATATTTGATGTAACTCAAATGCCTTATAGAGTTGTAGCCAAATATAGAAGTAATGAAGTTAAGCCAATTCTGTTTCCACACTTAATACAAAAGGCGTGTAAGGCATATAACAAGGCAGATATTCTTTGTGAAACAAATGATATAGGTCAACAAATAGGTGAATCATTAAACTATGAATTAGAATATCCTAATATATTAATGACTACTCAAAGAGGAAGAGCAGGTCAGATATTAGGTGCTGGTTATAGTGGAAGAGGTTCTGGTTTTGGTGTTCGTATGACAAAACAGATTAAAAAAGTTGGTTGTTCTAACATTAAAACATTGATTGAAGGAGATAAAGTTATTATCAATGACTTCAATATCATAGAAGAAATGTCAACTTATGCTCGTAAAGGAAATTCTTGGCAAGCGGAAGAAGGATGTAATGATGATTTAATGACTTGTCTTGTATTATTTGGATGGTTATCCAATCAACCTTATTTTAAAGAAATGACTAATACAAATGCTAGACAACAATTATATGAAGAACAAGAGAAATTAATAGAGCAAGATATGGCACCTTTTGGTTTTGTAGATGATGGTATACCTGAATGGGAAAAACCAGAAGTAGATGAATATGGAACAGTCTGGCATCCAGTTGTCAGAAAAGGGTTATAAATTACGCTTATTATAAATATCCATAGTAATGAAATTTGACTATGGTCGTATGAAAACATACGGAATATGCGAAAATAAAAATACTAATTAGTTAATTATAAGGAGAAAACCCTAATGGCATTTCAAGTATCACCAGGTGTTCTCGTACAGGAAAAAGACTTAACAAGAATTATTCCTGCCGTATCAACGTCTTCAGGAGCTTTTGCTGGAACTTTCAGTAAAGGACCACTTGATGAAGTTGTAACTATCGGTAGTGAATCTGAACTTGTATCAACGTTTGGAAAACCAGATAGCTCTAATTTTGAGAGTTATTTTAGTGCTTCAAACTTTTTACAATATTCAAATAACTTGAAAGTAGTTCGTGTACAGAATTCATCTGTTTCAAACGCAACTGAAAGTGGTAGTGCGTTTGTGATTAAGAATACTACTGATTACCAAAACAATTATGCTGACGGTTCTGCTTCTGTAGGAATGTGGGCTAGTAGAACAGCGGGTGCGTGGGGAAACAATGTAAGTGTTTCTTCTTGTCCTTCTGCTACTGCTTACGAAGAAACTGCTAAAACAACTGTTGCTGACGCTTCAACAAGTGTCGGAGAAACAGTAGTTTCAGTTACTTCTGCTACAGGAATTAGTGCTGGAGATATAGTTAATTTTGGTGATGAATATGAATATAGAGTTATTAGTATATCTACTAATGACTTGAACATTGTACGAAAAGAAGAACCATCATATTATGGTACTTCTGACTCATCTGGATTACAAAAGACCATTACAAATGGCGCTAATGTAAGACGAAGATGGAGATATTATGACCTATTTAACAAAGCACCAGGAACATCTACTTACGCTCAAACAAGAGGCGGAAGTAATGATGAACTACATATAATTGTAGTTGATGAAGACGGTGGAATTAATGGCGTTAAAGGCGAAGTACTAGAAAAATTTGAAGCAGTTTCAAAAGCTTCAGACGGTAAATCACCTCAAGGCGACACTAGTTATTATTCAGACGTAATTTACAATTCAAGTAATTACATTTTCTGGATGGACCACAACGCTTCTGGATCCAATTGGGGCACAGCGGCAGCTGGAACTACATTTACAGACGTAACTTCTGTAAGTGATGTATCATTAATAAATGGTGCAGACGGTTCATCTGCTACAACTGCTCAAGTTAAAACTGCTTATGACAAATTTAACGATGCTGAAACAACAGACGTTGGATTAATTATTGCAGGTGCTGGTGACTCAACACATATAGATAACTTAATTACTATTGCTGAAAACAGAAAAGACTGTGTAGTTTTTGCAAGTCCTGAAAGAAGTGATGTAGTTAATATAGCTAACTCAGCAACACAAAAAGATAATGTAATCAGTTTCTTTAATGGAATTGCTTCATCTTCTTATGTGTTCTTTGATAGTGGATACAAATATATGTACGATAGATATAATGACGTTTATAGATATGTACCTTTAAATGGCGATATGGCAGGATTATCAGCAAGAACTGATAGTGTTGCAGACGCTTGGTACTCACCTGCTGGATTAAACCGAGGTGTAGTAAGAGGTGCAGTTAAACTAGCATTTAATCCAACTAAAACTCAAAGAGATGAATTATACAGAGCAAGAGTAAATCCTGTGACTACGTTCCCAGGACAAGGAACTGTATTGTTCGGAGATAAAACTGGATTAGCAAATCCTAGTGCATTTGATAGAGTTAATGTCAGAAGATTGTTCATAATTTTAGAAAAGGCAATTTCAACTGCTTCTAAAGTCCAACTATTTGAATTCAATGATGAATTCACTAGAGCTGGTTTTAGAAATATGGTAGAACCTTTTTTAAGAGAAGTACAAGGACGAA